CGACGAAAAGGTCTGGGGACTAAAATCCCCAGGGTCCTATATCCTCGTGCCCGCAGGGCACGAAGACTGTTCTCTTCTTCCAAACAACGCGGTCACGAACGGTATAACCGTTCGATCCGAGAGATGCGACCTCGCTAAAAGCGAGGGCGTAAACTCTAAGATCCCGAATGAGAGGATCAGGGGGTTCTGAATCCCAAGATTTTCTCATAAGGATTGACATGACGGCAGCCTCGAAACTCCGATACCTGAACCTTCGAGGTACAGGGACCCAGATATTAAGGTGTAAGCCGTCCCAACCGAACTCCCTTACAGCTGACCATGACGATTCGACGTCATGGACGACTGTAGAGAGCGAGGTTGGTCCGCGTTGTTGAAATCGCTTCGGTAACTGGTAGACCAGTTCCTTCCAAATCGATCGGAATCGAGGGTTCCTTGAACCCGCAAATCCAAGTCGACGCGAAAGGACAGTAATCTGGTTAACCAGACTAAGAGTGCCTTGATCATCGAGAGGCTCCTTCCAGTAGATCGGAGTGACAGAATCGCCATTAAAGGCGTCCTGGCCACACGATTCACGAAAAGGGCCATCGGCAAAGGACTTCTCTGAATTCACAGAGAATCCGGCCGCCTCGAGCACCCTAACGATAGTGTCAAATGACTTTGTAGGGACGATAAGATCATCTCCGTAAACGGAGACGTCTTCGTCCACAGAACTACAAAGGGCCCAAAAGAGTAGACTTTCAAGTTCGAAAGTATACCCATTACCCATCGACGACCACTTTTCGTAATCACGCCATTTACCATCAAGGTAATACGCGGGAGAACGGAGGGCGGCGAAGACGGTGAGCCACGGTTCAGGCAACAATGCTTGAACTACCTCATAAGAGACAGTATCGGAAGCGGACGCTAGATCGATGGTCGCATACTTACCAGTACGCGACCCATAGATTGCGAAGGCTTGGTTGAGACCTTGGAAATCCAAGTTCACTCCCACGCCACGCAGCCTGCCCCTAAGGTACAGGCCCAATCCTTTTTGCATCCAGATATTCCACCTGGGTTCAACAGCGATTGGTCTATGCGTCTTGGCGTTCTTCGGAACGAATGTGACCTTATTACCGCGCGAAAATGTTATATCTAACATACGCGTTGCGGGGTTTCCTACGAAGAGTCGACCGAGAGCAGTAAGCTCAGAGAAGACATCCAAGTAGGGGTAAGCCCCACCGGTAATAGAACCTGAAGATTCGAGTTTATTGTAAGCGGATGTCAATCCGCGGACCGTAGACCCGTCTGCTCCAGGGCCGAAATCACAAAACTCGGTCCACCGATAGAGCTGAGATCCAAGAACATTACCGATTTTTCTTCGAGCAGAATGAAATATTCGCTCGAGGTCGGGTAGGAACTTAAATTCCATCCGACGGTAAGCTCTCCAAATCTCATTCGTTCGGCGGCACGAGTTCTCGGCCTCCTCAAACTTTTTCTTGGCTGCCCCCAGTTTATCTATGCTCGTCGGAAGCCACTTCGCTTTCGATAAAAGCTTTGTAGCCTGATGAGCAAGGAAGAAACTCCGGGAGTCATTAAAAGCCAGAGGATCAAGCTTGAGATTAGCGATCTCGTCCCACATTCGATGCCTGATCATAATCACTATGGTCAGGCTCCGAGGACAGTCGAGAGCACAAAGGATCCGCTCAGCGGTTCTAATGTGACGATCAAGATCATTCTTGGTCATCTAACTCTCCAACTGATGTGAGTCAGCTTGCTAAAGGCTGACCGAGCGCGGGAGGAAGTACTCGATCCCAACACCGAAGAATGGTACTGCCTGTAGACCCAACCACAGATTCACAAAGGATCTGGAGGGTAGGGTGTACGGCAGATTTCCAGTCAACAATGTTAGGGCCGAGGAAGGTATCGGCATTCCGGATCACCCAAACTCGATCCCTCCAAGAGGAGGAGCCGAATGGGCGAACACGGCGTGCTGACGCCCGCACATCCTTCCGGGGAAGTCTCTGAGAGACGTCCCAGAAAGCGCACCTCAGAGTGGCAAAAGAGACAGGGCGCTCGAAGATAGCCAAGCAGTCAAAGCACTCAGCTCTGATTAGCAAAGCGTCATCGAACGCATCCGTCCAGTTGACACTCAGATCAAAGGTGCGTGATCTCCCACAATGGGGGCAGATCATGTTGTTTCGAACAAACATGAAAAAGCTCCTATGCGGGAAAACCCCGCTCTTTGACCCGAAAGCTTTAAGCCGTCGGGTGGACGAAGTTTTCCACAGCAGCGGTCACGACCGCATCGCCCAGAAGGTCAATGAACATGGCCTTCAGGTCTTTGCGATTTTGGAGTGACGCCCTGTACGGGAATACCAGATCGAAAGATCCGAGAACTTCGAACGCTTTCGTCGGAACTGGGTCGAAACCCAGGTCAGTGTCGCCGGAGATGGTTTCCATCGTCGGCAGCACCAACTTCCCGGAGACGCGGACCGTTGTGCCATTCTCCTTAACGGAGAGTGACGCAACGCCTGCGCCCACAGCCGAACCGCCATTCGTTGTGTAATCCTTCCAGACCGCAAGGTCAGGCGAGGACTGCACACCGATGAAGGTTCGGTCAACCGGAGTACCTGCGGCATCCGTAAGAGTAAGAGACATCTTGATTCCTCAAGGTGTATGGTTGAACCGATAACCAGATTCGATCCGGTTACAGGTTGAAATCCTCCGCGTCAGCGAAACCGTTTGGGTGACGCCGATGCGAAGGTCGTAGCTAACAGCGACAACGCATTAGCCACGTGGCCTAGAGAGAGAGGATCTTTAAAGTGAGGCAACGGAACCGGCGGCCACGAGGAAAAAGCTTCACGGGAAAACCCGTTAAACTCTTCGTCTATCGAACCCCCAGAGTGACTCTGGGTGTACGAAGACCCTCGTTTGGTCGACGACTCCGGGCCGCCAGTCCACTTGGTCTTGCTACGGAAGCTAAAGCTCCCACCTAAACAGGTGAGGCCTGCACCGTAACCAAGATTACCCAAGAACTGTCCAACCGGGAGAAACCAATCCACCACGAAGGACCAAGGAACAAGTTCCCAGGCCACCGCAAGTGGGTTAGAAATTCCCGTTCGACTCTGCAACTGAATAAGTTCATTATTCACAGCAAAGCGTACGCGTGCAGATCCTTGCACGTTCCCAGTCTTCGAAAGGCGGACCACCGGCCATGCAGTCTCGAAAGGGCCAAGCGACAACTTTTGTGAAAGTTGCTCTTTGGCACTTACCTTGACATGTATGACAGGAGGGCGTTCTTTCTCGCGACTGAGAAGCTCCTCACAAGAGCCGTAAACGTCAGACAACAAAGGCTTCCAGCCGTACTGAAGCTCTAACCAAGCTTCAGGAACTGAAAGCCCCCGGTGTCGACGGGACAGGGACGACAGGTCGGTCCTGATGCCGAGTTCACGAGCAGCACCGGCGAAATTGCGATTCTTCAACGCCCGTACCGATCCAACGATACGGTTAATTGTAGAAGCAACAAGATCGGCGGTCTGCTTGCGCTCGCCAAAAGCAACGCCCAGATTTACCCTCTGCCCCTGAACCTGCGCAGCCATCTTATTAATAAGACGGTCGCGTAAGTTATTAGTGGCTTCGCGTATCTCTGGATCGTCACCGCCTGTCCAGCCTCCAGATAGGGTCCAAGGAGGAATATCTCCCTCATCAACGTCACCGTTATCGAATACGGTGACATAATGAGTAAGAGAATCCCTCCGAAAGAACCTAATATGGAAGTAGTCGTTTTCCCTGATCACAGCCGGCCATCCGGGCGTCCGGACTGAAACCTTGTCCTCATATCGTTGAGGAAAGGTCGCAGAATTCCAGTGCTCGAAATGGCTGCCATCGTGACCAGTATAAACAGCAAAGCCAGACATAGTCTGGTTGTTCTGTTTAGGGAAACCGACATCCGACATAGCAGATCCTCCAACGGGGAGTGAAAACACTCCCAAGTGAGCCAAGGGCAGCTGTCATCAGCAACCCCAGGGATCCCCAAACAGGGATTTCCCGAAAGGGCGCCCACCCGAGGGCCTCCGGT